CGCATAATGAAAGAGCGCAGGCTCAAGAGAGTCGAGGAAAGATGGGATAAATCGGGAGTTGACCTCTAATGGTTCTCGTAAATTTTGACACAGGCGAGCCACTGGTCCCAGGCGACATGGAGCATGACGACTCCAAGCCTACTGCGGAACATGTGCTGCAAATATACGAGGTCTACAAGGATTACTTTGAGACCTTTCACGCACAGTGCGACGAGGAAGACGAGTTCTACTTCGGCACAAGGCCGGTTCCCGTGCCTGACGAGATGCCCGTTGACCCCGTGAGGCCGGCAACGCCGCACGCGATAGTCAACGTGGCGACAGACCATGTCGATGTGAACAACCCCGCTATCTTCGTGCCGGCACCCTCACCCCGTGCCAAGAACCGCTCAGAGAGAATACAGAAGTTCCTCCAGGGCGTGTGGATGCACATTCCCGAACACACCAAGCGGACAGTGGTGAAGCACTCTATCCAGTACGGCGTGGGCTTTATGAAAGCGTGGTGGGACGGGGACAAGTGGCCTGATGCGCCTTTTCTCGATGACTTCACATCGGAAGAGGAATACAGGGAGACCCTGAAAGACCATCTCGACAGGAGAGATATCTCGTTCCCCTTCATAATTGACGCAGTCAGTCCAAAGAACCTGATATGGGACGACTCAAGGGCCGGCATGAAATGGGCCATAGAGTTCTACGAGTCCTCCACGCACAATGTGCAGATGCTCTACCCGGAGTGGAAGCCTCTCATGTCGAACTCCGAGTCCGTTACATTCATGGAGTACTGGGACGATACCTGGTGCGGAAGGATGGTGGACGGGGAGTGGATATGGGGGCCTTACAAGCACGGGTACGGGTTCAACCCATATGTGAAAGTACAGCCGGCAGGCTCACTTGACTACGATGTGGGAGAGCCTGAGCGCAGATACCAGGGAATACTGAAGCCCGTGCACAACCTTCTCGATTCCGAGTCAAGGCTGATAACCCAGTACGAGGCGATACTCAGGCAGTACGCATGGAGGACCATAGACTTCTATGGCCCCGCATCCTCTGCCGAGGCAACCATGGATGAGTACGAGCTGTTCGCGTCCAAGAACTGGGTGCGCCCCAACGTGCAGATAGAACCCTCTCCCCTTGCAATGCCCCCGCAGGAGATACTCCAGCAACTGGGCATGGTCCAGACCATGATAGAAGAGGCTACCTTTCCCAACGTGGTCAGGGGAATGAGACCTTCGGGTGTGTCAACAGGATTCGCACTATCTGTTCTTGCAGGCACCGGAAGGCTTGTGTTCGGCAAGTACGCTGATGCCATGGCAAGGGGCATGGAGCAGGCGAATGTCAGGTTCCTGAAGATGGTGAACAACAAGGCGCACGGCAGGGTCACGGTCCACGCAAGAAGCGCGGTCCATGAGTTTGACCAGGCCATAGCGCCGGATGACATAAAGGACTTCTACGAGAACTCCGTGGCCCTGAAAGCGGAAGCTCCCGAAGAAAGAGAGCGTGAGGCGCTCCTTGCTCTCAGGCTCTGGAACGGGGGCAACGGCCTGATAAGCCTTTACGAGGCGCAGAGAAGGGTCGGGATTACGAACCCGCTCGAAGAACAGAACCAGCAGGCAGCCGAAAGGCTGCTTGAGGCCGCAAGGGAACAGCAGGCGGCAGAGGTCGCAGAAGCCGTGCAGCTTGAGCAACAGAGAGCTGCGGCGGCAGACGTGGCAGCACCTGCAAACCAGCTTGGGTCACAGTACCTTCCGGGACAGTCACAGCTTCAGAGGCCCGGTGAGCGGAACGTGCAGGGAGCCAGGATGGCAACTAACGCAGGCCGTGAATCGGTATATCCCCGTGGGATGGGCGGCCTGGACATTCTCGGACAACAGCTTGGAACAGCAACAGGAGGCGGCAGGAACATGCCGTCGGGACAGAGGGTTAGCTGATGCCACAGAAAGAAACAGACTTGCTGCGTGACCCCGTGGGAATAGCACAGACCCGATACAGGGAACAGGTGCAGGCTTTCAAGGACCAGTACATACCGAAACCCACGGGCCGTGAGATTGGCGCCGTGCTGAGAAGGTATGGACTCGACCCCAGCCTGTTGAGACGGGCCAGATAATGGCTGAACTAACTCCCGAACAACGGATACTGAGGTTTATACGCAACCTTATTGTCCGTGAGACTCTTGCCAAGCCAGTTTCAGTCGGCAGCGTACTGAAAGCAGGAACCGCTCTTTTAGAGGGCGCGGTTGCCGATGCGGACCTTGCCCGTGCTGCCGCTGAGTCTGTTACTGTCGATGATGTCGCTACCATGCTCGATGAGTGGGCAGATGAGGCTATGCAGCTTTCGGGATACGAGAGTAGTCGTGGGTCCATAGAGTGGAATGAAGTACGGGGCTACCTTGCCGCAAACGCGTTCAAGCCCGCGAAAGCAGACGCTGTCGGACCAGTGCAGAAATCCGCAGCTGATATTCTCAGACAGCAAGAGTCGATGACCAAGGATTTCTATGTTGAGCCTGGCAAGACAGCCTTTCTGACGATTGACAAGCGCATCGGTGAGTTTCTTCGTGTTGCCGGCCCCATCTTTAATCCCGATGACCCGTACAAGCTATGGGAGGACTTTGGGTCAGACCGGAAGATGCAAAATAACCTTCATGCTGCGTGGCCCCAGATTCAATCAGCTGCTTTTGCAGAAGAGGTTGACACGGCTAATCCCGATTTCGCAGTCGGAATCGGCAAGATTGTGGTCTCGGTGACAGAGGACAGTGAAGAGCATGGATGGATGGCGACACTGTTCGGCCCTACCCAGGCAAGGCCCGATGTTACACCGGGCCGGCCAATGGGACCGGACGCCTATATTGCCGAGAAGTCACGCCAGGGATACAGCCAGAAGGAAAATGAGGCGGTTATAAAAAATCCCGCAGCCGTTCTCACCGAGATGCTTCCCGGAGATAACACACTCAGGCAGAGATACGGCGCATGGGCCGTGACTGCCAAGAATGCTTTTGTCGAGCAGAATACGGCAGACCTGGAAAAACTTACATACTCTCCGGATTCGGACGAACTGATTGCTGGAAATATAGTAAGAATGGCTGACCTGTATGCCAGAAGAGACTGGATGCCATATTTCGCTGAATCGGACTCGATTCGCCTCTCCGGCGCTGACGGCCTCAAGAACAGGAACGCGATTGTTAACGCCATGCTGGCCGAGGCAAATCTGACCAAGGAATCCATCACGGAAGAGCAGTACCTGAATCTTGGTAATATGCTGCTTACAGTCGGTAGTGAGCAGCTATTCAGAAACAGGATATCTGAGGCGGACCTTCTTCAGGGCTGGGCTGAGGATAAGAGAGGGGGGGAACTTGAAGAGGACAGGCAAAAAGCCTTTGAGAAACTGGATACCTCCGGTGAGGCACTATCCGAGGTAGATAATTTCATTCAGACTTCGCCACTGGGCATGGGTATCGGGACCGAGATTCCCGATTATGCCAGAAATGAGATGGCCACGGAACTGCTGGGTGCGTATAACCAGGCAAATATTGCAGGAGAGCCGACTCCCGATATCAGTTCAGTACTGTCAGGGTTCGACCCTTATATCCAGAACTGGATTACAGAGAAACAGCGTCGGACAACCCTGGAAAAGTTTGATACTGATACTGAAGCTACTGCTGCCGTTACGCAGTTCATGTCCAAATACTTTGGTATCGGAACAGAGATTCCGGATTATGCAAAGAACGCAATGGCAGCAAGATTGCTCGATTCCTACACAATGGCTGATGCAACTGGTGGTCCTATTCCCGACGACCAGGATGTTCTCTGGGGTTTCACACCTTATATTAATAACTGGATTGAAAGGCAGAGAACAGACCCTGAACAAGTTGCGAGGGGAATCCTGGGTATCACGGATTTCTCCAAGATGGCCCTGGACAAGGAAGTCACAGACCGTCTTGAGGCCAGTGTCGGTATGCTTTCTGAAGGCATCAAGGCCGGACTGGAAGCTGACCCTTTCTCAGGTAAGCTTGCCGGAGATGTGGGCGCCGGATTTATGCAGAGTATAGGTCTGACTCCCATGGGGGAACTTGCTCCACTACCCGGAGTGACAGGAATGACGACATTTGCTCCCAGTCGCGTACCGTCACCCGATGTATTGCTACAGAGGAAAGAACTACAGAGGAAAGAACAGGAACTTGAAGCACCATTGTATCATGTGCCGCGTCCGGGAGAACCAGGTGAGTTTGGTGACCTCTCATTTTACGACGAAGGAGGCATTCCTCCGGCAATTTCTACACTTCCCTCTATGGAAGAACAGGGTAGGCCAAAGGACCTCTACGCGAGTGTTGTAGAACAACCTGCACCTTTTGGTGATTACCCTCCGGCTGTGCAGGCACTTGCCGGATTTGACCCTGTTGAAGCACTCAGGCAGCAGTATGACCCCAGTAGGCCGCCAACGCCTCCTGCGGGATATTTTGGTGCGGGCGAAGGGCTTGAGCCTATCGGGGGAAGGGGCTTCATACCCGCACGGGATTATGGACAGGAACTTGCCCCCGCATTACAAATGCTGTTTGATGAAGGAACACCTGAATTCCAGAACTTTATGGCTTACCAGCCTGAATTCGGGGCGCCGTCATTGATTGCAAGACTGATAGAAGAGTTCCGCAAGTCACAGCAGATTTCCATGGAAGATACCGGAACCGTCATGGGCGCTGTGGCAGCAGAAAAGGCTGCCGTAGAAAGAGCTGCGGCAAAAAGGGCGAAGGAGGGTTTGCCTCCGTTGCCGGCAGGGCCAACCCGGTATGGCGCGGCATCCGCAGCATGGGGTGACCTTAGAAGGGCACAGCTTCCGACAATGGAGAAATTTGTGGAAGGCAGACTTCCCGGTATACGGACTGAGTATGAGGCGTCACCTTTCTACGGACAGGAACAGACACGGTTGACCCAGGAACGCGAATACGAAGAGGCAATCGCAGAGCGCGAGGCATCGATAGCTGAAAGTACCCGCCGTGGCGAACTCCGTGGCGGCCAGTCAATATTCAGAAGGCGCATGGCATGAGTCAGCAACCCGATTTCGCACAGCTTATCGAACTCTTCAGCCAGGCTGCGACCCCGTTCGACGAGGCGGAGCACCAGCGACAGCTCGAACGGAGGATGACTCCTCCGCCAGTTAGTACGAGGCCATCTGCTACAGGGATTCATTTTCAGCAGCCACAGGGGATATCTCCTGAGAATGAACCCATGGGGCCTGGACAGTTACTGCCTGCGCCGGGAACGGAGATAACACAGGGGGAAGCAGGTCTTCTTGACAGACTGGGACTGTTACGGAATCCTACTACAACGCAGCCCTATTATCCCATACCATGGGGATACCAGCAGATACAAAACAGGGAAGGCTTAAAGAGTTTGCCCGGTCATCTCTACAATGCCACGTTTGGATATCTCGACGCATTCCAGGAACTTGTGGCACCGGCGGCTATTGATGCCCTGCCCGAAGGGAATATCTTAAAGCAGGTGATAAGAGCGGCATCTGTCATAAATGTTTCCATGGGCAGAGAGCCTATCCTGACGCCGAACCCCGAATCTATCGAAATCGTTAAGGAGTATGTCACAGGCAACAGTCCCTATAACTGGGATGAAATGGTTAACGCTGTAGCGGATAACTTCCAGTCCCGCTCTCTTACCGACCAGGTACTCCTCAGCCTTGGGGACCCCACGATTGCCGCAGGAAAGATTAAGCTGGGGACTGCCGCTGCCAGCTTTCTTCCTTTTATAGCCAGGAAGACACCTGCGAAGCATTTCTTCAAGGACAGCACCCTTAACAGGCTGGATGATTTTCTCCGTGCGGGCAAGCAGAAACCGAAACCTCCCGTCAGCGAACGGATAAATGAACTGCGTATACAGGCTGAAGAAGCCCTCACGGATAAGTTTGCGTGGACAAACAAGGCAACTGATGCCGCACGGGCAAAGTATGTTCGTGAGTTTGGAGAGAACCTGCCTGTGGGCATGGACGCGGAAATGCATTTCGCACTGATGTCGGGAAGACCATCGGCTATTCTCGATGAAGCTGTCGAGACCGTTGAGAACGCAACCAGGATACTTGACGGGACTCCGATGGAACATGTGGACCGGTATCTCATACTGAGACATACACAAGACCAGTTGCTGATGCATCCCGGTAGGACAATCCCAAAACCATTGCTCGGACGCTTTTCCAACCTCTATGAGGTAACTGAAGCCCTGACAAAGATGCAGAATGAACTCGGCGGTATGGCAGATGTTGGCGATATCATGGGTACAGCCGCCCGTGGCGCAGGTCCCAACGAGTGGCAAAAGATAGTTGGTGCAGCAGACCAGTTCAGGGGTGCCATGAATACCCAGTTCCGCCGCCTTGTCAATGCGGGGATGATTGACCCGAAGCTGGCAGATGAACTGGAAACGATGTACCCGTGGTATAACCCGACCCGGTATGTGGAGGAACTGGGTGGTGTGGTGGATGATATTCGTCTTCCTGTCACACACAGCGATAACGGTCTGAGATACCTGTCTGAGCATGGTATGGATATGGCGAGAATCTCTCCGACAGCCGTTTTTTTCAATTACATGGCGAGGTCAGATTACCTCCTGTCCCGTAACGAGGCCGCAAGGGCCTTCGTTAGGTTGCTCAAGTATGTGCCTGAGTTTGGCGGGGAGATAACGAAGGCGGCAAGGGTAAAACCGGTTGCAAAAGAACTCACCGAGCAGGGACGGAAGACCATATTCCGCCCCAAGCGGACGCCGGGGGCAAACCAGGTCAGCTACCTTGCCGATGGTGGCAAGCTCAGTATCTACGATATATCACCGGAAGCATATCATTCCTTCCAGATGTTAAAAGGAAGAGAAATAAATCTAGTCCAGAAATGGCTACGATATGCACAGGCCGTTCCCAGGGCTGCTCTAGTTACCTATAATCCTCCTTTCATGGCGGGTCAGTTCCTTTTTGACGGGCTGACTGTTGCCATGATGGAAGGAGTGATGCCCCGTCAGGTATTTCTGGCACTGATGAAGAATCTAAAGGCTATCTTTAAAAATGACCCTGGCATGAGGGAGATGATACGTGCCGGTGGAGATGTTTCCGGGTACTGGGGAAAGGGTTCGGATGAGATGTACAAGTCCATGGTGCAAGGGGGAAACCTTCCCCTGAGAAGTACCCAGGACTGGAACAATCTGTTCAATCCCCTGAAATGGCCTGAGACCGTGAAACGTATCGGGCACTCGATTGAAATGGCACCGCGCAGGGCTGTTTTCGAGCAACGTCTCAAGCAGGGGTTAACAAAGGAACAGGCTGCGTTTCATGCAAGGCGTTCAACCGTGGACTTTGCCCGTTCGGGGACTGCCTTGCGGGCGGCCAATGATTTATACCTGTTCTTAAACCCCGCAGTCCAGGGAACGCTGTTACCGCTCCGTGCGCTCAAGCGCAGTCCCAAAGTGGCGAGCATCGGTCTCGGAGGATACATGGCACTTCAGACTGCGGCTTACGGCTGGAACCGGCAGTTTCCTGAATATGCTGATGTTAAGGCTGATGACAGGCATGGCAAGATGCTTATCATGTTGCCGTCTGAGGAATACGATGACTTCGGGAACAAGGTTCCCCATTCCGTTGCGGGGATACCTATACTGCGTGAGATGGGTGCAATCAGCGCTCCGATGATTTATGCACTTGAAAAGATGGATGCGTCATCACTCGGCCAACGCCTTCCCGAATGGCTTCGTTCGGGAGCGCAGGTGCAGGATGACTTCGGCACTTTTATGTCGAGTTGGGGAAAGATGGCGAGTCCGTTCTCTACCATTCTCGGTGTAGGCGGAGCTATACAGGCTCCCACGTATTTTGGCGAACAGGTACGGGAAATTGTAGACAACAAAGATAACTACTATCAACGGCCCATTGTTCCTGATGAACTGTCCGGACTTCCCCTGGAAGAGCAGTACGATGAATTTACTTCACTCACGTCAATAAGGGTTGGGAAATGGCTTGGGCTGTCTCCCATGAAGATAGACCACATGGTTCGTAACGGTGCCATGTTTGACATTATCCTTGCCATCGACAATGCAATTAAGGTAACCGAGGAGGGCATTGACCCTTACATGGACGGACTTCTCGGTCAGCTTGAGGATATCAACGAGCGATATGCTCCTGAAGATATCCAGAGGGAGCGCAACGCATTCTTCAATGACCTTACACCTACCGTGGCAGCGGAGTTACGGAGACTGGAACATGCTCCCAAGGAAAGGTTGCCAGTTTTGACCACGTTAAAGAACAGGTTCTGGCGCACACGCGGCGGTGCCCTGTGGGAAGCAGGGAACAAGCGTGCGGAGAAGGAAACAGGGTATTCGGCAGAGCAGACAAAGCAGGTAGCCATCTCAATTTCCCAGTATTACGAGGATATAGCCGGTCCAGCACAGTACGAGTTAGACCAGAAATATTTTCAGTACCAGGAAGACCCTCTGTCTGAGGGGGCACTGAGTCCTGAGTCATGGCTTTCCGCTGACCGTATGACGTCTGCACTGACACACGGATTTATCAAGGGACAGGTAGTTAACTTTCCCAGCGCCGCACAGGTACAGGAAGACCCCCAGGCATGGGTGGAATGGCAGGATATCGTCCACACCGTAGGGGGTACATTGCCTGACAGTCGCTCAAGGGGACAGTGGCTTGCCGCTGCATTCAGGGCAATACCCCTCTACGATGAACTCACGGGACTGACAGAGGCAGAATCTGCCGGCAGCTACTTGAATGACCCCGATTACAGGCGGTTATTTCAGATGCAGGACGAGTTCCTTGCAGAATATCCGGCTGATTGGGTGCAGGATATGCGTGACTGGCAGGCATCTACGAGGTCACCGGTAGAGCAGAAGCGCATCGAGGACTTTAAGATGATGCGCCCCTACTGGGAGATGATGGATAGGGCAGCAGAGGAGTTTACCGAGAAATTCGGACGGGACAAGAAGGGTAAATCAGCACTGGACCATATCAAGAGTTACCATGCGCTCAATCCTAATGACAAGATTTCCTACAGTGCCACGCGGACCCAGGTAGTGGATTTGGGTGGGCCGGTACCGGAGAGTGTTTATATCCTTGAGGAGGTTCAGAAACAAGCCTCATATCTCAGGGAACAGCTCAGGCTCGGAAATCTCCCAGGCTATCCTGCCACACCGGAAATAGAGGCATTACTTCTTCACTGGGGAATAGTTGGTTCTCCGAAACATCCGGCAAATATTACTACAGAAGTTGAGAGGGGCAAGAAAATGTTCATGCCTCAACAGGGACAGTGATTGACATGTCCTATACCACATACATAAACTGTGAACAAGTATCACATTTCCTCATCAGGAAGATAGGAGGTTCTCGGTGACTACAGAAAATACAGATATAACATCTGCACTGGATTCAGACCAGGCTCAGTTGGACGCAGTTCAGGAGGCCCCAGGGTCTCAACCCGT